AGCTCATCCACTTGGTATAAGGCATTGTCCCTTTCTCTTTTTCATCTATCGGACACAGGATATTCCCGGGGTAGGACAAGAATACAAGGAAGACTCGAAGTCTCTGACCCAGGGACCAAAAGTCTCCAGTGACAGATCCTCGAGTTTTGTACCCTAATCCTCGTAAAGCGAGGTACGAATTTAATGAATAAGCATGCTTCTTCATAAATTCTGAGGCGACAGCTGTCGATAGAGATGTTACTAGAATATCTCTAATCGACACCATTGAACAGTCGATTCCTTGTACAAAGAACCTCTTTGCAAACTCTAATACAAGTCTTTTATGACTTTTAATAGATTTTGCTAATCCAATAGCTACTCCCATCTCCCTCATCAGCACGAGGTATTTAGCCGCAACAGCCTTTCCTGCTACGACCATGTCATCCCCTAGAACTGCATAGTCCTCAAACCAAGTTCATCCGCGTTTCTCGTCTTTACAGACCAGATAATGTGCGAACTGGACTATAAAATGGTGAGTTATGGCTAGGAGAACCCATGAACTCAGGGCACCCATTGGCTGCCCGACTGAATATCGTAAATCTAAGGTTTTAGATTCCTTATTTTTAACAATTTTCAGCCTGTAATCTCTCTCCACTAATAGACGTCGCCAGCTATCTGCGAGTTTTTCTCCTAACCTAGGTTGGAGTAAAAGTTCTTGCAGAGACACCGGTAGTCTATCAGTAGCCGCAGAAAGGTCGAAACTGTATACACTAGGAACAGTTCCGGGAATCCACACTTTGTTCTCAAAGTGTGGACGACCTTCCTCTATCTTTAGCAGCTTATCATTAAGTGCTAAGATTGGTTTCACTTGGTCAAACGTTCCATCTTGAGGAATTTTCCTTAAGATAGATTGCATGGCTTTGTGAAGCGGGTTCAAGAGTCATTGAGTCCATGGATCAACCATGGCGAATACTCTCACTTTCCCAGCTGGCTCCTCTTTTTGGCCTAGTTTTCCTAGTACATCCCCGCTGATGGGACGTTTCACTATAACCGGAACTGATCTGACTACTGCTCTGTAGCAAACTCAATTTCCGTACCAGTGCACCAAAATGTCAAAGTTACCTTTGACGGAACCATCTTTGTTTCGAGACGATTCATGTGTCTCTAGAATAAAGACTTCTTGGATAACGTTACCATCTAGCTTCTTCGCTAGCTTTACCCATTCCATCCTGTTCTGGTCCCAGCACATGATCTTTGGAAAATCCCTATGATTCAATGCTCTCTGTTTCATTATAATCGCTTGATTATATGGAACTCGGATACCATCGCTCATAGAAGAAATTGCCAAAGCTCGCCTAGGTCAGGTGAATTCCTCTCGGTATGGGATCATTCTGACCTTTTCCAACATTGTTGCAAACTCTAACTTACCAGCTAATAGTGCATACTGGTAGAGGTTAGATCGAAGACTTTCGAAATCAGGTCTTCATCAAACTGCAGCAGATCGTCAAACAGAAGATCAAGAAGAGCTAATATAAGCTAATCCTGATTCTGGATCTGATACTGAAGAAGTTTGTGAACCTGACTTTGCAATAGGGAAATATTTTATAGGATCGTTCAAGATCCTTAAGAAGTTTGATTCCTTTACAAACTTCTTAAATATCCAACCCCAAAAGATTGGAATAAAGGTGCTGACTTCATGGAGACGTTTTAAAGATAAAACGGAAGTCGCAGCGTCCGTGATAGTTTTGGTTTTAAGAGTTC